TCAGATAATTTAAGAGTTAGATTTAATAAAAACAGTCCCGCAAAATCTTTGGCAAATATCACATTAGATGTGGGTGATTTTATTCATATGATTAAGGATTCTCTTTATTATGCTGAGGATGATAAAAACATCATATTAAATTTATTTGGTGGTTATTATGGTCCTGATTATGAATTTATGAGTTGGGATTCGGCCTCAGAGGATTGGGAAGGTGGGTATATACTTAGATATTTTGATAATGAAAGCATAGAACTTTTAAAAGAGATTTTAAAGTATTCCCCAACTCTAATTGATATTACCGATAATGAATCTATAATTCAATTCCTATCAAAAAAAGAATTTGAAAGAGAAATTGATTGGATTACAACTGAATATCAGGATTTATACAATCAATGTGGACTTGAGAGTTTAAAGGAATACATTATGGGTGAACTATCCAACAAACTATTACCTTACAACATAATTGAGAAGTTTTTTATGAAGAACTACTATACCACCGTTGGTAATTTATATAGGCTGTATAATGAATATAATGTTTCTCCTCACAATAGCGTTTTGGGTCTTTTTAAAATATTGTTAAAAAAAGAGATTGGTAGTAGTATTGGTGGTTATCATGAAGAAATATATGGTATGGGTTGTCGTAATTTTGATGATGAATCATTAAACATAGAAATTCATCGTCAATTAGAAAAGATTCTTGAGAAGATTGAGGAAGGGATGGAAGATGAAGATTTTGACCGAGAACAATATGAAAGAATTATTAAGTATATCCAAAAATTAAAGGGTGTGAATCATAATGGTAAGATGTGGTATCCGATACCAACAATGAAAGGTTACGCATTCACAATTAATAATGTTAACTATGCCAAGGGTATTGAGATTACAATACATAAGAATGATGACGATGCGTATAGGGAAAAGAGATTAATTAAATTTGATGACTTCCCGACTTTTATTGAGAATTATAAATTATTTGAATCAAAACGTCAAAAAAAATTTTTTCTAATTAAATAATTTCATACATTTGTCGTATGGAAAGAGATTATCAATTATTGAAAGATGTTTTGTCAGTTCCGACAAAAACTTACAAAGAAGGTTTAATGGTGGAATTTTTGGTTAAGTATTTAACCAGAAATGGGTACAAACATTACCTTGACGATATGGGGAACATCTATGTTACCAAACAAACTGATGATGTTGAGTTTTTTCCTTGTGTTGTTGCTCATACTGACACTGTTCATAACATAGACACAATCAATGTTAGAGAAGAGTCGTTACCTAATGAACAAGGTGTGTTAAAACCAGCATTAAAGGCTTATAACGATAAGGGTAATCCAACAGGTATTGGTGGGGATGACAAGTGTGGTGTTTATGCTTGTTTGGAATTGTTAAAAGAATTGCCAAACCTTAAGGTTGCTTTCTTTGTGTCTGAAGAAACAGGTTGTCATGGTTCTCGTAATGCCGACCCCAACTTTTTTGATAATGTCGGATATGCGATTCAGTTTGACGCGCCTGGTAATCACATGGTCACTGAGTACTCTATGGGGGTTAGAATGTTTGATGATAAAGGTGAATTTAAAGAAATGTGTAACGAAGTGTTAACTGAAACATTTGATGGTAGACATCAGTTCCAATCACACCCATACACTGATGTATACGCGCTTAAAGAATCATTTGATTTTTCTTGTATTAACTTTTCAATCGGTTATTATAGATATCATACACCTAACGAATATGTGGTTGTTGAAGATGTGTATTCAGGAATTGAAACTGGAAAAAAGATGATTGAAAAATTGGGATATTCCAAATACAAATTCAAAGAGAAATCAAAATATTATTTATAAAAAAAGGGGTTATTCAACCCCTTTTTTCTTTCTACCCTTTTTCGGTTTATTATCAATAAGAACATTAATTTTAATTTCTTTATCAACTACAGTCATAGTGTAATCAACATCTTCTAAAACATTTCCGTTTAAAATTTCTTCAGATATATAATCCTCAATTTTATCTTGAATCGCTCGTTTAAGAGGTCTTGCACCATATAGTTCATCAAATCCAACTTCGGATATTAGTTCTGTAACGGTATCATCAAACGTAAAGTTATATTTCATTTTTGAAAGTCGTTTTGATAAAACGTTAATTTCAAGTTTAACAATTTTCTTAACATCCTCTTTAACTAATTGATTGAATATAATAACCTCATCAATACGGTTTAAGAATTCAGGTGCGAAGAATTTTTGTAGTTCTTTCTTTAACATATCTCTTTTATGTTCTTCTTGAACATAAGTTTTCGCTTGAGTTCCAAACCCGATTCCACCACCAAAATCTTGTAATTTTTTAACTCCTAAGTTAGATGTCATAATGATAACACAGTTTTTGAAGTTAATCTTTCTACCAAGACCGTCAGTGATGTGACCATCATCCAATACTTGTAATAAAGTTGAGAATACATCTTTATTCGCTTTTTCAATCTCATCAAATAAAATAACTGAATATGGTTTGTTTTTAACTTGTTCTGTTAATTGACCACCTTCATCATAACCAACATATCCTGGAGGAGCACCAATCAATCTTGAGATTGTATGTTTCTCTTGGAATTCGGACATATCAATTCTAATTAAAGCATCCTCATTTCCGAAGATTTGTTTAGCCAATTGTTTCGCCAAATATGTTTTACCGACTCCCGTTGAACCTAAGAAGATAAATGAACCGATTGGTTTATTTGGGTCCTTAATACCAATTCTATTTCTTCTAATAGATTTCGCAATCTTTTTAATTGCATCAGGTTGACCAATAACACTATCATTTAAACTATTCTCCAAGTTACTTAATGATTTTGCTTCGTCAGAGTTTAATTTAGAAATTGGAATTTTTGTCATATTAGATACTACATCATAAACTAACTCAAGAGACACTTCTTTTTTATGTATACCTAACTCTTCCTCAAATTTTTTCTTTTCTTGTTCTAATTTATTTAGAACTCGTTTTTCTTTATCTCTAAGGTTAGCCGCTTCCTCATAGTCTTGACGTTTAACTACATCTAATTTTTGTAATTTAATTTCTTGTGCTTCGGCTTTTAGTTCGTCAATAATTGGTGGCATTTTAACTTCCACTTGACTACGAGCACCAACTTCATCAATGATATCAAATGCTTTGTCAGGAAACTCTCTATCCGTGATATAACGCTCGGCTAAATCAACACATAAAGTTAATACTTCATCATTATAAGTAACTTTATGATAAGCTTCATATTTATCTTTTGCATTTAGAAGAATTTGTAAAGTTTCTTCTTTGGATGCTGGGTCAACAATTACTTTTTGAAACCTTCTCTCTAAAGCTCCATCCTTTTCAAAGTTCTTACGGTATTCATCCAAAGTGGTTGCACCTACGCATTGAATTTCTCCTCTTGCAAGTGCTGGTTTAAATATGTTGGAAGCGTCCATAGAACCCGATGAATTGCCCGCACCAACCATTGTGTGAATTTCATCAATAAAGACTATGATGTTAGGGTTAGCCTGAAGTTCCTCAAGGATTACCTTCATCCTTTCCTCAAATTGACCACGGTATTTTGTTCCTGCCACAATTGATGTCATATCCAAAGAAACAATCTTTTTATCCATTAAATTTCTCGGACATTCACCATTATAAATTTTAATTGCGAGACCCTCAACAATTGCGGTTTTACCACAACCTGGTTCACCAATAATGATTGGGTTATTTTTCTTACGTCTTGATAAGATTTGTGCTATCCTCGTTATTTCTTGGTCCCTACCAATAACAGGGTCTAATTTACCTTCTTCGGCTAACTTAATTAAATCACGACTAAAGTTATCCAATACAGGTGTGGATGAATCACCTTTCTTATTTCCTTTACCGCTATTCTCTGCAGATTCTATCATATTGTTATGTTTTTAGTTAATTATAAATATTTTTTTAAAATTATCAAAGGTTAAAAATGTTCTTTTTTTTTTAAGAGATATATTTATAAATAAAAATTATTATGAAAAAAGTCATAAGATTAACAGAGTCTGATTTAATGAAAATTGTTAAACGAGTTATTAATGAATCTGAAAAACAAGTATTAAAAGAAGGGATTGAATATGGTGGAGTACAAATAGCGCCAACTAATACGCAATACGGAGGACCTGTTATGCTAACTTATAACGGGGTAAAAACTAAGTATACTATAAATGTTGTCGTTACTAAATTAGGTATTAATATATATAAAGGTAAGATTGGTGTTGTCGCTTTTTGGAAAAGTCCAAATGGATATTATGCTAAAGATAATACCGATAAAGTCTTTAAAATCCCAACTACAGAATTACAAAAAATGGTAAATGCTGCTAAAACTAACGCAAAACAAGTAAATATTTCAGGTACTGGTGAAGTTGCGGGTGTTGAGGGGAGTTTTAATGCAACGTTAACTAAAGTAGCTTAATACTACACTTTAATAAGATTCTATATTATTTTATAAAAAAATAATTATGGCAATTTTAAAAGAAGAAATCGTTGGAACTAAGATTTTAAATGAAATTCAGTCAAGTAATATTACAAAGACTGAGTATGACACTGAAACTAAAAAATTGATTGTTGAATTTAAAAATGGGTTAAGGTATGAGTACGATGAGGTACCTCATCAACTATACACGCAATTTAGAATGTCTGAATCCCAAGGTAAATTTTTTAGCGGTAAAATATCCAAATCTTTTAAATACAAAAAATTATAATAAATTACTTTATTTAAGTATTTATTATTAATGAATGAATTCAAAAAGATATTATCAAGTTTTAAATTAAAGGATAGTTTGAATACTGACATTTGGGTTGAATCAGATGGTGAGTATCACATGAAACCAAGAGTTAGAGAACGTCTATTAAAAATCGCAAACGATTTTATTGAATTTTTAGAAGTTGATTTAGTAATATCTGATATTATTATGTCAGGTTCATTGGCTAATTATAATTGGTCTGACTATTCAGATATTGATTTACATGTCACTGCGGACTTTACTCAATTTAATGATAGAGAAAAACCTTTATACGAAGAATTATTTAAAGTTAAAAAATCACTGTACAATAAAAAACACGACATAACTATATACGGTTATGAAGTTGAATTATATGTTGAGGATATAACTCAACATTATGACGTTAAAAACATCGCAAAATTTTCAGTATTAAATAATGAGTGGATTGAAACCCCAATTAAAAATGACGTTAAGTTTAATAATGAAAGGGTTAAATTTAAAGCACAACAATGGATGAATATTATTGATGGTGTAATTGATAATGTTAAAGATGAAGACCTTGATGATGCAAAAGAATTAATTAATAAGTATAGGAGTAAGTTAAGAAAATACCGTACATGCGGACTCCAAAAAGGAGGAGAATATTCTGATGAAAATTTAGTATTTAAAGTCTTAAGACGAAACGGATATTTGGCAAAATTAAAGGGTTTAAAAAATAAAATAACGGATAAAGAATTATCGTTAAAAGAATCAAGATAAAACCATTACACATAGAAAATTTTGACATTTCTATTTGGTAATATATTTATATATAAAAATAATTTTTAAAACAAAAAACAATGGGAGGAATAAAACCAATTGGTAGTGAAAAATTACAGGGAATGGATAAAATAAATCGCATTATGGAAATTGCGAGATATAATGAAAATATACCTAAATCTGTAAATGAAGATACATCTGTTGAATATAAAATAACATTAGCTGATGGTAATACTTATCGTATTGATAAAGAGAAAAATGGTTATGTTATTAAAAAGGGTTTGAATGAGTCTTATGACTATATGGAACCAATGAAAAACAGAAAGTATTATTCTTCATATTCTCAAGCATTTAAAAGATTGAACTTAATTGCTAAAGAAGTTAATGTTAATGAAGGATATGATAAGAATGTTTCGTTGTTTAACGAAAGTGATGACACGAAATATTATTTAAAATTGAATAATGGTGGTGAAGTTGAGGAACAACCAGCATCACCTGCGGCGGCTCCCGCACCCGCTCCTGCACCCGCTCCCGCACCCGCTCCTGCACCCGCTCCTGAAGGTGGAGAAATGCCTGACATGGGTGGTGAAGACATGGGTATGGAAGAACCTGAAGGCGAAGAAGATTTTGATATGGAAGAGCCTGAAGATGAAGATGAAGATGTTGTTACATTTAAAACAATCCAAAAACTTACAGGTAAATTAGGTCAAAAAATTAGAGCGTTCTTATCAGATGAAGAAAACGAAATGACATCAAAAGATATTAAGTATGTGATTAACTCGGTTTTATCGGCATTAGAATTAGATAATTTAGATGAAGAAGATAAAGAAGATATCTTGGATAAATTAGAAGGTGTTGGTGAAGAAGAAGGTGAAGAAGATTTTGATATGGAAGAACCTGAAATGGATGATGAAGAAGGTGAAGAATTATCACCTGAAACACCTGAAGTTCCTGAACCTGAAATGGCCGAAAGTTTTGCTAGACGTAGAAGAATACATCACGATGATTTAACTGATGACGAATCATATCACGTTGAGGATATGTTTGAAGAAATTTTCTCTGAATCAAAAATTGATAAAGTATTAAATAAATATTTTGGTGAAGAACCGACTAAGAAAGTTATTAAAGAAAGTGTTTCTAAAAAAGAAACTATGTTTACTAAAATACAAAAACTTTCTGAAAGTAAGTCTCAAGAAGCGGCTTCGGCTAAAGTTATGAGTAAATACCCAACCGCAAAACTTGTTGGTAAAACACCTAACAAAGATTTAGTTTTTGAAGTTGAGGATAAAAAATTAAAAATATCAACTAAAGGTGGTTATAAACTACTATGAGTTATTTAATTTATGTAAATGAATTAGGTCCAAATTATAAGGGTGATAATATCTACGAATTTATCTTCTCAGATACTTTGGATGAGATTTGGGGAGAATCTTGGGAATCCAAACCTTCAAATGGATACCCAAGTCCTCCCGATTTAGAATTTGTAAAGAAAGTCGGGGTTTTGAAAAATGATACCATACAATTGGAAGTTATTCAAAATTCTGACTATTTTTGTATGGAGGATTCTATGGACGGTGTTATCGCACTGGCTTGGGAGAAAGAAAATGAGTATGTTGACTTTACACGAGTTAAAAGATTAGTTTTTAATTTTGGTGATGACGAACAGAAAGTAAAAGATAAATTATATGAACGTGATATCGTTTTAGAATTTGAAAAAAAAGTGGTCTATGAAAACTAATGAAAAAATATTAGGACTAATCAGTTACGGATTAAAACCATCTTGGGTTATGTCCCTTAATGAATCACAAATTGATGGTTTACATAAAAGGATGAGTAAATCCAAAAAAGAAACTAAAGAAGCGGTAACTAAAACTTCAACAACTACAACTTTTGATTTAAGTAATTCTGCTGATGTGAATTTGGCTAACAAACAATTACAGGGGGTGGCTACTATAGACCCTAATCAGAAAAAAATGATTGTCACTAAAGAGGGTGAAATGACTGAAAAGGCGGTATCAAAACAACAACAAAAAATTATGGGATTAGCTCTTTCTGTTAAAAGAGGTGATACACCTAAATCAAAAGTATCTAAATCAGTTAAAGATATGGCTAAAAAAATGTCTGAAAAAGATTTAGAAGATTTTGCATCAACAAAACATAAAGGACTACCTAAAAAAGTTAAAAAAACTGAAGCTAAAGAAGGTGGTTATATGGACATGGTTGGTAAAGCATTTAACAAAAATATGGCTAATAAAATTGCGGATATTAGGCCAAGTTTAAAATGGGAAAGTATTTTAGAAGATGAATTTTCTCAAATAATTGAGAATACGGTTTTCCCAAAAATGACAAAAAAAGATTTTATAAAAACAATAATGGAATCTCCTGAAGTTGCTCCTGAAAAGGAAAGAACTAAAGAAAAGGAAAAAGAAAGAGAAACCGAAAAACGTCCTGACAAAAATGACCCTTTCAGACCTGGTAAAAGAAAACAACCAAAACCAGCACCAAAGGCGAAACATCATAAAGAAATGAGTGAGGCACCTGAAGTTGCGCCCGCACCTGTTAAAGTTCCCGAAAGAGAAAAACAAACAACACCCGATAAGAACGACCCTTTCAGACCTGGTAAAAGACAACAACCTAAACCAGCACCAAAGGCAAAATTACCTGATTGGTTATCATCAAAATCACTTGGAATTAAATAATAATAAGATGAGTTTAAACGAAAATATGGAGAAATTTTTTAAAGTAAAAAAAACTTTAGAAAAAAAATTAGTTAATGAGGGGTTAACTAAAGATGAAAAAGTTCTTTTAGAAAGAGTTAAGAAAGAAATTGGTGAAGCTCCGATTGATTACTCAGAAGTTGGCGGTGCTAGAATGGAGCCTGAACGTCAACGTAAATTTGAAAAGGGTGAAAATCCATATGCCAAATATGGTATGTCCCAAGAATTGATTGATATTTTAGGTAGTGAAGGTTTTAAAAAATCAGTTGAGAAAGTAAAAAGAGCACTTGGTGATAAGTCAGGTGTAGTGGAGGGTAATCCACAACAAGTATTTATGCAATTGATGATGGCGGCGATGAGAGATTTGCAAACCATTATGTCAATACAGAGTAGAAAGAAAGAAGAGATTGAGGAGTTAGCCGAAAACTTGGTTGCGAGTCATTTTAATTTAGACAAACCACCATTTAATAAAAGAGTTAGACTTGAAGCAACATTAATTTCGGGACCAATGGGTGCAGCGGAAGGTATGAGAACTTCGGCTGAAGAACCTTCAGAAGAAGATGTTATTGAAGCGTTTAAAGATGCTGAGAAACACAAAGAGGAACTTGAAGACTTTGCTCGTGAAGTTGAGGAATTAGGTGGTAAATTTGATTCAAAACAAGCTGAGGAAGTTTTCGGTAAAAAAATGCAACAAGACGCATTAAAATCGTTTGAAGGTGAAAGAGGTAAAAGAAGAATGGTTAACACTATGATTCAAGGAGCGGCATTTAGTTTAGGTCATTTATATAAAACATTAAACGATGAGGTTGCAAGTATTGACCCAAGATTAATGAACCTATACAATGTTTCACAAGCAATTATGGAACATTTATATTGGTTATATCCTGATATGGAACAAATGGCTGGTAGTGGTGGTGGCCAATTAGGTCAGTCATCATTTGAAGAACCTGAAGATGAGGGTGGTCCATTTGTTATTAAAGCTAAAGCGCCAACATTACCATTATTGGTTCACGAATTGGTAAAAGGATTACTTGATTTCATGGCTTGGGATAGTTTGCCTGAAAATGAAAAACAGGCACAAATGGTTTTAGGTGCTGAAGACACATTACCAGGTGAAATTTGGGATTCATTATTAGGACCTGTAATTTGGTCTAAATTCCAAAGCATGATTCCTTCAGATTTATTTGATGATGATAAAAGACACATTCAGTTATATTTGTTCAACAGGTTCAGTAGGTTATCCGCTGATGAAATGAAAAAATTGACTGACGCAATATTAAGAGGTGATAATAGCTCCCAAAAAATGATTAATAAAATGATTGAGGAAATTAAAGAATACTTACAAAATGCTCCTCAATATGATGATGAAGAAAGTGAAGAAGATGATTGGGACAGTGATATGTCTTGGTTAGACGATGAGGATTAATTTATGTCTTTAAGTAAAGAACAGATATTATTAGAATATGTTAAATGTAAAAGAGATACTGTATACGCATTAAGAACATATTTGCAGACATACGACAATACAGTTTCTAAGTATGTCCCACTAGAGTTATTCCCTGACCAAATTACTTTGTTAGAGGATTACGAAAATTACAATGAAAACATTGCATTAAAATATAGACAGGCGGGGGTATCTACGGTTACCGCCGCTTGGTCTTCTAAAAAATTGGTCTTAGCGTCCAAAGAAAAACCTGAAAAAATTCTTATAATCGCCAATAAATTAGATACATCTTTAGAGATGGCTAATAAAATTCGTGCGTTTGTCGGTCAATGGCCATCTTGGGTTGGGGTTGGATTTGCACCTGAGAAAAATTCACAAAAACATTATAAATTAACAAATGGATGTGAGGTGAAAGCCGTTGCAACATCCAAAGATGCCTTACGTGGGTTTACACCAACAATATTAATATTTGATGAGGCGGCCTTCATTGATGCTGATGGTGACTTCTGGTCAGCTTGTATGGCGTCCTTGTCTACGGGTGGTAAAGTAATTGTAGTCTCAACACCTAACGGTAATGACCCTATTTATTATGAAATTTACGACCAAGCATTACGTGGTATGAACGACTTCAAAATTACCGAAATGTATTGGTATCGTGACCCACGTTATACTAGTGACCTATATTTTATTAAAACTGATGACGCAATTCATTACCTTTTAAACAAAGAGGAGTATGGTCCTGAAAAAATAATTAGTTGGGCTGACAAACCATTTTCAGAAAGAAATTTTGATGACGTTAAAGAATTGATGAATAACGGATATAAACCGTGTTCTGATTGGTTTGAACGAATGGTTAAGAAACTTAAATACGATAAACGTAAAGTTTCTCAAGAGTTGGAATGTAACTTTCTTGGTTCAGGTGATAATGTATTTGACTCAAAATTAATGCAAAAAATTCGTGAGAATTACTTATTAGAACCTCAAAATAAAATGTTGGGTAATCAATTATGGATTTGGAAAGAACCTGTTGTGGGTCACAAATACATAATGGGGGTTGACGTTAGTCGTGGTGATAGTGAAGATTTTAGTTCCTTCCAAATAATTGACTTTGATAGTCGTGAGCAAGTTGCGGAATTTGTTGGGAAATTACCCCCAGATACAATGGCTGAAATATGTTACAAATGGGGTAATATGTATTCAGCGTATATTGTGATAGATATTACAGGAGGTATGGGAGTATCAACCTCACGTAAATTACAAGAATTAGGTTATAAAAATTTATATACTGATGGTGTAGAATTGGGTAATACTTGGAAGTACAATCCTAAATCGGCCGAAAAAATACCAGGTATTAACTTTAACAATAAACGTGTCCAAATTATTGCTTCATACGAAGAAGCGATGAGACACGATTTTAAAATATATAGTCATCGTTTATATAATGAAATGGATACATTTATATATATTAACGGTAGACCTGACCACCAAAAAGGAAGACACGATGACTTACTTATGTCTATCGCAATGGCTACTTATGTAGGTGAGTCATCGTTTAGTAATTTAACAAAAGTAACCGAACATACCAAATCAATGTTAGAATCTTGGACGGTAAGTAATAATGATGAAGCGTCAAAAACATTAGATTTTAACCCTGTTATACCTCATTATCAAGATAGAATAAGACAAATGAATGGGGGTTCTCAAGTTTCTCGCGAAGACTATATGAGATATGGGTGGTTATTTGGTACTAGATAATATTTATCAAAGAAACATACTATTTAGTTATTGATAAATAGAATTAAAATTGCTATATGGAAAATAAACAAAATAATCTAACAGTTTGGCAACGATTGTCTCAAGCGTTTGGACCAAACTCGTTATTAAATCAAGATTATCCCACTTATAAGTTTGATAAGGAACAATTATTAAAAACCACATCAAAACAAGACTATGATAGGGAAAAATTACAAGCACAACAAACTTATTATTTAGCTAATCAATGGACTAAAATTGAAAGTAACTTATATACTCAGGCAGTGTATTATGAACCAACACGTTTGGCTTCATTCTACGATTATGAATCAATGGAGTATACCCCTGAGATTTCTGCGGCGTTAGACATATACGGTGAAGAATCCACAACTGTGGACCAAAATGGGTTCATGTTACAAATATATTCAGAATCAAAACGTATTAAATCAATCTTAGCGGATTTATTTAATAATGTTTTAGATGTTAACACCAATTTACCTATGTGGACAAGAAACACTTGTAAGTACGGTGATAACTTTGTTTATTTAAAACTAGATGCTGAAAAAGGTATTATTGGTTGTATGCAATTACCAAACATTGAAATTGAACGTTTGGAAAGAGGTATGGCGGCAAAATCTGCAAATGTTGAAGAGCCTGTTGAAAACAAAGGTTTAAGATTTAAATGGAAAGCGAAAGATATGGAATTTAATTCTTGGGAAATTGCTCACTTCCGTTTATTAGGTGATGACCGTAAATTACCTTATGGTACGTCAATGTTAGAAAAAGCAAGACGTATTTGGAAACAATTATTGTTATCTGAAGATGCGATGTTAATATATCGTACATCAAGAGCCCCTGAAAGACGTGTATTCAAAGTATTTGTTGGTAATATGGACGATAAAGACGTTGAACCATATGTACAACGTGTTGCAAACAAATTCAAAAGAAGTCAGGTTGTAGATTCTCAAACAGGTAATGTTGATATGAGATTTAACCAAATGGCGGTTGACCAAGATTACTTCATTCCTGTACGTGACCCAGCAGCGGCTAGCCCAATTGATACATTGCCTGGTGCCCAAAACTTGGCTGAAATTGCCGATATTGAATATATCCAAAAGAAGTTATTAACAGCGTTACGTGTACCTAAAGCATTCTTAGGATTTGAGGAACCTGTTGGTGGAGGTAAAGATTTATCTTTAATGGATATCCGATTTGCAAGAACCATTAACAGAATTCAAAAATGTATGATTGCCGAATTAAATAAAATTGCAATTGTTCATTTATTCTTATTAGGGTTTGAAGATGAATTATCAAACTTCACATTAGGATTAACCAACCCTTCTTCACAAGCTGATTTATTGAAAGTTGATATTTGGAAAGAAAAAATATTATTATATAAAGATGCGGTTGCTGGTATTGAGGGTATTGCCCCTGTTTCAGTTTCTTGGGCTAAAAAACATATTTTAGGGTTTTCAGATGAAGAAATTAAACTTGATTTACAACAACAAAGAATTGAGAAAGCAGTTGGCGCTGAATTAACAAATACCGCAACAATAATAACTCACACAGGTGTGTTTGATAATATTGATAAATTATATGGTAATAAATCAGGCGGAACTCAAAATGCTGCGGCAACACCTCCACCTCCTCCTGGTGGAGACATGGGTGGATTAGGTGGTGAAATAGGAGGTCCTCCACCACCTCCAGGACCACCACCAGGTGGTGAAGCGGGAGTAACACCTGAATCTTTTGAGAGGAGAGATAATTTAAAAATATTATTAGAAAGTGATAATTTAACCGAAGACGATTCTTTCATTGATTTATCTAAAGCTAAGAATTCTTTAGGGGATATAGAGTCTCAATTGGATAAACTTCTAAATAGTTAATATTTATATTAAAAACGAAAAAATGAAAATAGGGATATTAAAATCAAAAGTTGAGAAGTTATTAACTGAATCATATGGTAAAAACACTTTTAAAGACGAGATAAAGAACTTTAAGACGTATGTGTTGGAGAACAAAGACATTAGTAAATTGTTTTATCTTTACGATGAGTTAACCTCAAATAAAGGATTAACTGAGTCAGTTGTTGATGAATTTATTACTGAATGTAAAAATTTATATTCTAAAACAACTTCAAAAATTAAACCAAGTAGTTTAAAACAATTAAATGAGTGGGTTAAAAATATAAAAACAGAAAATGTTTATTCTCACATTGATGAATTATTTTCAGATAATATATTAACCATTGAGTCAAGAATTAACAGTAAAAGGTTAATATATGAGTCACTAAAGAAAAAACCTACCGTTAAAAAGGAATCTCCAAAAGTACCTATTAGTTCTATGGTATCAATAGCTAATAAAACAATTACAAACTATATTGAGACATTGAGTGAATCAGATAAAAAAGAATTATATAATTTATTATCTGAGGATGACGATAAATTAAGTAAAGACTTTCAGTCTCTAAAAGAATCGGTAATCTCTAAATTATCTTCTTTAAAAAGAGAAAATACTGATTATGAAACTGGTAAAAGAATTAATGAAACTATAAGTAAAGTTGAATCTGAAAAATATGATAAACTTACATATTTTAAGATGAAAAGTTTAAATGAGAATCTTTAATTAGGATTGTTCTTATATTTTTTTTGAACGTACTTAGCTTTGTTGAGTACGTTTCTTTTTTTAACTGATTTTTTAACAAATTCTTTTCTCTCAGTTAATTTAGAACTTTGTCTTGTTTTAATAATTTTACCCTTATATTCTTTAAGTGCCCTTTCAATATTTGAGTTCTTATCTACTTTAACTATTAACATAATTTTTAGGTTTTTGACTATAATGGTAAATATACTTATATTTTAAAAAAATAAACGATTATAATATGAAAAATAATGAAAAAGGGGAAAACCTCAAAAATACAAGGGTTTGGTACATCTAAAATTGTGTATGGAACTGTTGATTCAATTAATTTTAAATCATTGTATTTAAATTTACAAACGTGGGTAGAACCAATAAAAGAACCTGAAAATTGGACAAGGGTTGTTCTTAATTTAAGTAGGTCAATTAAACATTCGGTATTTGAAACATTAGACAGAGATTTATTTGATGAGAATTTCATTGTTGATTTAGACTTACGCTCAAGTGGATTAACATTAGGAAAAAAATCATTTATGAATTTAGAAATAAATTTTTATCTGTCATCAGAAGAACTTGATTTTAAATCAAAAGAAATAAAAGAGAATTTAAAAGATATTGTAACAAGAATTTATGACGAGAATTTTAATGGAAATTATTATTTTAATTTTTCATTAACCAAAACCAAAAAACAAGAAGAATTGCTCCAAACCGAAAGTGTTTAATATTTATTAAATAAAAACATTCAAAATGGATTTAAAAATATTAAACCCTAACGAAATCGGGAAGGGTATTCTTATAGAATATGATGCGGGATATATATCTCCTAAAGAAAAACATAATTTAAACTTTATAAAGGAATCTAAAAATTTTTTAGACCATTCTAAACCGTTTGAATTTTATGCGGTGTTACAGAAATATGACACCCCAAATAGAAATGGTAGAATATATCCTGAACGTATTTTAAAACGTGAAGCCGACAATTATAAAAAAATGATTGAGAAAGGAGTATCTCTATCTGAATTAAATCACCCAGAATCATCATTGATTGATTTAGATAGAGTATCCCATATGATAACTGAAATATGGTGGGAAGGTAATATCCTTATGGGTAAATTATTATTACTAACAAGTCCAGGTTTTCATGAAAGAGGTATTGTATCAACTAAAGGTGATATGGCCGCTAACTATCTAAGACAAGGAGTTACTTTAGGTATTTCATCAAGAGGTGTTGGTTCATTAAAAAAAGTAGGTGAAAGAAACGAAGTTCAAGATGACTTTGAACTAATTTGTTTTGACTTAGTATCGTCACCATCAACACCTGGTGCTTATCTTTTCTCAAATCCTGATGATAGATTTAAGTATGAAGAGAATCTTGAGGAAGAAAAGAAGATGAGAGCGGGAACAGAAGTTAGTGATAATAATAACAAATCACTTGACTTAATGAAAAGATTGTCCGATTATTTGGGATATTAAACAAATTAATTATGGACGAAAAATATTTTGTAGCAAGAATTACGACTGACTTGGTAGATTCCGATTCAGGTAAAGTGAAAAAAGTTAAAGAAGAAAAATTGGTAAAAGGTTACAGTCCCACAGACGTAGAAGCAAAGGTTACCAAAATTTACGAAAACTACACAATGGATTGGAGAATCACCGCTATTGTTGAAAGTAAAATTGATGAGGTGATAGACTAAAATTTTTTCAACGATAAATTTAAAAGGAGGGATAATACCCTCCTTTTTTTGTTTTTAACATTTTTCAGAATATTTATTTAAATAAAAAAGTTACGAGGAATAATCCTCAATAATAACTTTTTTAAAAATTAAAACTATTTATATAGAAAAAAACCAAACTGTAAATGGAAAATAAAAAAAATTTGGTAGAAGAAGCGGTAATTCAAATTAAGAATTTGGAAGAAGCTATTGCCGAGAATGCAAAAGGAATACTTCAGTCAACTATGGCAGGAGAAATCAAAGAATTAGTAAAAGAATCTCTTACGGAACAAGGTGATGAGATTGAAGAACCAGAGACTGACGTTGAAGACGTTGAGGATGAAGTTGATTCCGATGAGGAAATGGCTGACGACGAAATGGACGACGCTGATGTTGATAATTTTGAAATGGATGACTTAGAGGATTCTGATGACGAAGAACCTGTTATTGATTTAACAACATTAGGTGACAGTGAAGAGGATACTCAAGAGATGTTGAGAGTATTCCAACTAATGGGACCTGAAGATGAGGTAATCGTTAAGAAAGATGAAACAGGTAACATCAATTTAAAAGACAACCAAACAAACAAAGAATATATGATTGTACAAGAATCAGAAGAAGAGTTTGATTTTTCAGAAATGGACGAAGAGGATGATTTCTCATTTGAGTCTGAAATGTATGAAGATGATGACGAATCTGAATCTGAAGTTAAGGATATCATTAATAAAGTTTTCGCAACTGAAGAGTTTGAAGAAGAAGAGGATGAAGAAATCGTTTACGAAATTGAAATGGAGGACGAGGAAGAAGATGAATCTTACGAATTAGACGAAGAGTTTGAAGACGAAGAAGAGGAAGAAATCGTTTACGAAATTGAGATGGAAGATGAAGAAGAAGATGAGTCTTACGAATTGGACGAAGAGTTTGAAGAGGAAGAAGATGAGTCTTATGATTTGGATTCAGTAATGGAATCTAAATCGTTTAAAGCTAAAGGTGTAGGAATGGGTAAACCAAATAAGAAAAAAATCTATTCAGCTAAACCTAACCAAGAAGGTGGTTTTAAAACTGTTAAGAAAACAGCTAACAAAACTATGGGTACAGGAAGTGCTAAAAAAGGTTTCTCTTATAAAGATGGTGAAAACTTAGACGGTAAAATGAAATTAGTTAAAGGTAAAAAATCTGAAACTAAAGAAGCCGCTCGTACTTACGGAAATGGTTCTAAATCAGGACGTGGTTTGAGAAAAGGTATTACACCTAATAGAAATCTTAATCTAGAAAACGTTAACAACAACGAAATCAAAGTTTTAAGAGAAAAGAACGAAGAATACAGAAAAGCATTGAATGTATTTAGAGATAAGTTGAATGAAGTTGCAGTGTTCAATTCAAACTTGGCTTACGCTACACGTTTGTTTACTGAGCATACTACAACTAAACAAGAAAAAATCAACATCCTAAAAAGATTTGATTCTGTAGAAACTATTAAAGAATCTAAAAACTTATATCATTCTATTAAGGATGAATTAACAAACACAAAATCACAACCAATGAATGAGTCAATTGATAGAGCTATTAATAACTCACCATCAACAGGTTCAGCGGTTAATTTAATTGAGTCAAAAACTTACGAAAATCCTCAATTCTTGAGAATGAAAGATTTAATGGCAAAATTAAAATAAAAATAAAATAAACAAATAAAATAAAAACAAAAACAAAATGGGAGCATTATTAGAATCAGGTCTTGTTGGTAACATCGGTCTTAAGCACCTTAAAGTTATCAAAGAAGATACTATTAACAAATGGGATAAATTAGGATTCCTAGATGGTCTTAAAGGACATCTTAAAGAGAACGTAGCTCAGTTATATGAGAACCAAGCGTCTCACCTAATCAACGAAGCAACTTCTGACGGTTCATCAGGTTCTTTTGAAACTGTGGTTTTCCCAATCGTTAGACGTGTATTCTCTAAATTGTTGGCAAACGATATCGTTTCTGTACAAGCAATGAACTTACCTATTGGTAAATTGTTCTACTTCGTACCTAAAATCCAAGGTTATAATGGTGGTACTTATAATGGATTAGACGCTGGTCAATCAGGAGCACACTACGCACCAATTGGTTCACCAAGTAATCCTGATACAGACGGAGCGGCAGTTGCGGCAGGTTATGACCCAGCTTATTCTTCAGGTTCTTACAACCCTACTTACAAGAAAAATCTTTATGATTTGTTCTACGAAGGAACTGAGCCAGGTTTAGACCCAGCAGGTTTATTTGACTACTCTAAAGGTCGTTGGTCAGCAATTACATCTTCTACTGTTGTTCAAAAATGGGATAATGGTAGTTTAGTTGACGCTGGTGCGGCATTTGACGGTAAAAATGTAAGAAAACTTATCATCAAAATGTGTGGTTTTGCTGATACAGGTGCTGGTAAATTAATTGGACCTGATGGAAACGAAATGGATACTGAAGCATTCTTAGCTGATTTACACGTTATTGCTAACGTTGCTGACTTCACAGTTTCTGCAACATCGGCTTGTAATACAGTAGTTGATGCTGATGGTAATCCTGTTTCATTATTGTTCAGAGTTGTTACTCAACAATATGGTCAAGGAATTGTTAGTGGTTTAAACCCTGTTAAACAAACAACTTGGGCTACTGATGGTAATGGTGGTTCATTCAGAAACGTATGTGACGCTAACGGATGTATCTATTTAGAAATTGACCTTTCTTGTCCTGTATGTGCTACTTGTGAAGCAGAATCAATTGACGGATACAATGGTACATTGATTGACACTCTTGTTGATGACGCGGCTTTCACAGCTATCTTCAGACGTTACGAAGAGTTAGAATTTGAAGACAAAATTGGTGAGGTTTCTTTTGACCTTGAGTCAGTTACAGTTTCTGTGACAGAAAGAAAACTAAGAGCACAATGGTCTCCAGAATTAGCTCAGGACGTTGCAGCGTTCCATAACATTGATGCTGAAGCTGAATTGACAGCGTTGTTGTCAGAACAAGTTGCAGCTGAAATTGACCGTGAAATTTTACGTGACCTACGTAAAGGAGCGGCTTGGAACCTACGTTGGGATTACAATGGATGGAGAAGAATTCAAGCAACTACATCTTACACTCAAAAAGATTGGAACCAAACTTTGATTACAGCAATCAACCAATTGTCAGCACAAATCCACAAATCTACATTGAGAGGTGGAGCTAACTGGATTGTTGTTTCTTCTGAAGTTTCAGCTATCTTTGATGACTTAGAATACTTCCACGTATCTAATGCGTCTCCTGAGCAAGACCAATACAACATGGGTATTGAAAGAGTTGGTACATTAGCAGGTCGTTACCAAGTTTACCGTGACCCTTACTTCCCAGCTAACCAAGTGTTAATTGGACACAAAGGAACGTCATTGTTAGACACAGGTTACATCTACGCACCGTATGTACCTCTACAATTAACTCCTACAATGTACAACCCATTCAACTTCACACCAATCAAAGGTATCATGACGAGATACGCGAAGAAGATGGTCAACAATAGATTTTACGGTAGAATTACTGTAGATGGAGTTCGTACATTTGATTTAAGAGAATTGAGATAATCAAAATCTTAAATAAAATATGAAAAAGGTCAGAGTTAATCTGACCTTTTTTTTTACTTGATATTGATATAATCGTTAATATGTTTATATATATAATATATGAAAAAAATAATTATTGATGGAATTATAGAAAAAGAAATTTTAAGACTTTACAACGAAGAATATTTAGGTAGTCCATCTATTTCTGAAAAATTAAATATTAAAAAACACATAGTTTTAAGAGTACTTAAAGAAAATAAAGTTAATATTGGTCCATCTGGAAGAAAATATAAAGGTGGTAAAAGTGCTTCAGATAAAAGACATTATAATAAAAATAAAGAAAAAAGATTATCATATCATAAACAATGGTATGAAGATAACAAAGATAAATGGAACGAATATATAAAAGAATACCGTGAAAAAAATAAAGAAAAAATTCGTGAAATAAAACGTAATTACGAAAAAACCCGTAAAGCGAACGACCCCATTTATAAACTAATCAACAATTTCAGAACCGCAATTTATCAGGTTTTAAAGGAAAACAATGTTAAAAAAAACGGTCATTATTTTGATATTCTAAAATACTCACCCGAAGATTTAATTGTACATTTGGAAAAACAATTTGATGAAAGAATGTCTTGGGACAATTATGGTGAATGGCATGTTGACCATATAAAACCGATTTCATCATTCAACATCCAAGAGATTGGTGACAATGAGTTTATAGAATGTTGGTCATTAAACAATTTGCAACCATTGTGGGGTGATGAAAATATTCGCAAGTCAAATAAATTAGACTATTTATAAATAAAATCCTCTTTATGAATTACACCCAACACATACTAAAAATTATAGTTATATTAATATCATTACTATATCCTTTTGTGTTATTGTCAGTTGAGGGTGAACTTTTATCATTATCACAATATTGGAATACTTCATTACAACCATTATTTATTGTTGCGAATGTAATGACAGCATATTTCTTTTTTGGAATAGACAATTGGAGGTTTTCATCTTTTTTATTAGTGATGGTAACCGCTTTCTCAGTTAAATTATATCCAATGATACATAACGTTGTTGCCGTTATGTTTTTTTTATCTTGTCTTTATCCTTTATTTAAAAGTAAACGATTTAAATTTTATGCTTATTTATACCTTTTATCACCATTAGTTGGTTTTTTATTAGGGTTATTATACCTTGAAATTTATGGTATTATTATTTTATGTTCATATCATCTCCATAGTATTATACACGTTATGTCAGTTATGTATCAAAAACATAAATTGGAGGGGTGATTTTTCTTATTTTCAGATATTTATAAATAAACATTTTTTATGAAAAAAAAATTATTTGATATAGAATCTGACGAAGTAAAAAGGATTTTATCATTACATGAGGAAAGAACTAAAAATCAGTATTTAAATATTATTAATGAGGAAGGTGGAAACGTATCTGACCCTAATTATGGTAAATCAAACGCACAACCAAAACAAAAAATAACTCCTCTACAATCATGGACTGTAAGTTCTGCAAGTTATTCTTTAGAAAATGCTAAAGGAGGTACATCTAACAATGAATTAAAATTTTTTAAAGGAACCAAATTTGTTCAAAAAATTAATAAACAAGGTAAACCTTATTTAATTACTCAAGCAACTACAGTCCAATTACCACAAACTTTAACAGGAAAAATAAATGGTCAGGCGACCGCAAGTGTTATGTATAATTGTGCAACAGGTAAATTTAGTTTAACTAACGTTAAGAATATAAAAACACCATCAGTACAATTCCAAGACAAAAGTCAACGATGGTATGATGAGGAAAGATATTTAACGGCTCAACTAACTAAAGTTTGTCAATATAAAGCACCAAAACAAGAACCCCCTGTAAAAGACGCCAATGCGGGTTCAGGAGGAGGTTCAGGCTCAGGAGGAGGTTCAGGCTCAGGAGGAGGTTCAGGCTCAGGAGGAGGTTCATCACAATTCACTCAAGATGTTGCAAATTTAAATACACAAATACAAACATCTTTAGGGGTTCAAACTCCAACAGGACAATTAACCGATGCGGATATTGACGCAATATTAGCTAAATTAGGATAAGAAATTATATTATGAAACAAAGATTAATTATAACTGAAGAAGAGAAAAATCAAATTATAAATCTTCATAGAAAATTTATAAATGAGGCGGGACCTGGTGGTATTGACCCATCTTTACAACAAGGTACCACAACATCAGGAGTGACATCAGGTGCGACATCAGGTGCGACATCAGGTGCGACAGTACAACCCACGGTAATCCAAAAAGGCGTTAAAAACCCAAAAGTTGAGGCATTACAAACTAAATTAAATGAAAAATTTAATTCAGGATTAGTTGTTGATGGTAAATGGGGACCAAAAACAGCGGCGGCAGTTCAAACAGCGTTGACTTCATTACAAGGTGCTCAACAACCTAATGCAAGTACTCAACCATTACAAAAACCAACAACCGATTATGCAAAACAATTCCAACAAAACGCACAGAATATTATAAATCAAAACCCGTTTAGAAGAACGAATTAAAATAAGAAAGACGGACTTACTCTCCGTCTTTTTTTTGCTCTTCAGTTTCTTCAGTAATTTCAGGTCTATTTAACACCCTAATTGATTTTGATATCACCTCACATTCACCGAGAGAAAAGACATTTTGATGGTAAGCCATTTTAACCGCTTGTATTAATAATGTCGTCGCGTTGTCTTTATCAAGGGAATCTAATATGGCATCCAAATGGCTTTCGTTATATAGTGGTATCGTGTTAAATAATTTTCCGTATAAATCTTGTTGTTCCATAAATTCCAAAATGTGTTGATATTTATAATTATAAGAATGAAAAATAATAAAATCTATATTAACGAAGCAACTTCAACTAATACTGGTGGTAGGGGTTCATATATCGCGCCTTTACAACCTGGATTACGACCCTTTAAAAAAGACACGTTAACACCGTTTACAGATTCAGTTTCTGATTATGATAGTCCACTATTACAATATGATAGTTATGATGGAAAAATGGATGAAAGGTTAGACCAAATAAAAAAACTTGAGAAGACCGCAAAAAAAATTACAGACTATATTAAACACCACCCATATTCCACATTTAGTGATGATGAAGGTAATATTGTTAATGAATACCCTAAAGGTAAAAATAAATTAGGTATTGTTCCTATTAAGGAGTGGGTTGATGTTGACGATATAATCATTGAGGTAACATCAACAAGTTCAGGTGAATATAACGGACCCCAAGAATTAGGGTTAAAAAAATGGAAAGAAAATATTTTATCTCCCTTCACTGAATTTGTTGATAGTGATATCAATCACAAAAAGAAACAAAAAACAATGAAGAATAATATTAAAAAAGAAGTTGGTTTTTGGGAAAAAAGTTCTGATGGGACCTACAATAATCCAACTCATGATGTACATACTATTAATGAAGATTTGGCGGTTTGGTTTGGTACAAAGAAAAAACCAAAAGGTAGTTCACAACCAAAAGGACCTTGGGTGAATATTTGTCGTAAAAAAGAAGGTGGGGGACATCCCCCTTGTGGTAGACCTGAAGCATCTGACAAGGGTTACCCAAAATGTAGAGCGGCGGGTGTTGCATCCAAAATGACAGATGCTCAGAAAAGGTCGGCTTGTCAACAAAAAAGAAAAGCTGAAAAAACTCATTCTAAGAGTGGGACAGGTAACAAACCTAAGATGGTATCGTACAAACCAAAAAAAACCTCTAAGAACGAATCTTTTGAGGTTAGAATTAAAAACTATCTATTAGAGTTTATTAAAAATAAAGGTTAATATTTTTTACTAACTTTTTCTAAAATACTACTTAGTGAACTTTTAATTTGTGAAATCATCTCGTCTTCAAACTCCTGTCTAATTTTTTCGGTCTTATTATCATACATACCTGTAATTCTATCCCAATCTCTTTCGTTTAGAACTACATCATAATGGTATACGTGATTTGTGATACTAATCCTTCTTTCATCAAGAATAATAAATAAACCTAATCTTGTATTTTTTATATAACGTTTACCTGAGATAGGTGCAATCAAAAATTTAGAGTCATCTTGATTAATCAATTTATGACAAATTGATTTACAAATTCGTTCATTATAATTTAGTTTTTGGACTTCTTTACCAAATGCGCTGTTAAAATGTCTATATCTTGCCCATATAAGATATTTAACATATTGTCTTTTAATCAAAGTTCGTAATCGTTCTAACATATTAATCTATTTAAAACAAATATATGAATGTTTTTTTAAATAGGGTATAAATTAAACTATTTTTTTTGAAATAAAACGTTTAGGAATTCAGACCATGTTTCCACATCATTCTCATTTCTACCAATATTGGCAGCATAGCAAGTTAAAACAACATTATCTTTAGTATACCCTTTATTTCTATCTAACCTATCAAGGGAAGGTTGTTGAGGGTGTTTTTTACCAGTAGAAGGTGTTAAAGGTATTTTAAACCAATAACATAAACCATTCTGTTTTTCATATAATTCATTTATAAAATCAACATCAATTTCACGTATGACATTTCTTTTATTAGAATCATTAAGTAAAGTATTTTGCCATAACCTTACTCTACGTTCTTTTTGTTTTTTACTTTCATTTTTCCTAAATTCAGGAACCATACGTTTGTTTTTTTTATATTCTCTTCCGATTTGTAAAGTACATTCTCTACATTTAGTTCCTCTTTGTGATTTGTAAAAATCATTAATATTTTTTATAACACCACATTTACTACATTGTTTATCCATAACAATAAATATATGGATAAACATAAAAGAATAAAAAAAAGGAGAATTAATCTCCTTTTTAAAAATTTGTTAAACTCTTTTCCATTTACCCCCCTTGGACTTATATCGTTTGGCGGCGGCCCCATTACAATAAGCACTTGGGCAAACTTTATATCGTGCCCTTGCCCAAGATAAACATTGTTGCCATAGTTTAGGGTTTGTAGGTTTGTTTTTTTTAGTTTTCTCAGTTATTTCATCCATTTCATTAACTGACATTGCTAAACCTAAATCAGGATTAGTCATACTAATCGCCAATGCCTCGTCTTCTTGAGTATTGTCGTCTTCATACATCTCCATTTCAGAGTTGTCTCTTTTTGTTTCATTCATTAAAAAATCAAACACTTGGTCCATATTGTTTTTGGCTTCAGCAATATGGTCTTGAGCCCAATCGTGACCATTCTCTAAAATAGAACTAATTTCTTCTTCGTCCATGTCTAAAAGAATTTCACATTGTCTTTTAATTTGTTCTAAATTAGAAAAGAACATATATCTACTATTCTCTTGTTCTTTAATTACTCTTTTAATTAAAAAACTTAATTCATTTTCGTTTAATCTAACAACTTTTTTCATAATTAATTATATAATCCATTTGGACCGCCTAAAGCGACCGTGTTTAATTGTATTACATCTCTACCACTCCCATCACTATATATTGCATGAGGGACTGAAATAGAACTTGTTTCACCTGAACATACCAAACACATAAAATATTCGGTATTGGCGCTTATAGGGACTAACGCTTCATTTATTAATTTACCAAAATGATTAAATGGTGGGTAATTACTATCACCACCTAAAAATAAAAACCCATCGTTAGGTGTTAACGCGAAAGCTAAAAATACATCATCATAATTAGGGTTTAAATAAAAAGAATTGTCTAATGAAGTATTACTTAAAAACTTAATTAATTTATTTGCCGTAATAAAATCAACTAAGGACGTATAGTATTTTGTGAATGAACCACCTACAATAATTTTATCATCTGATTGGATTATTAAAGAACTTACTTGTGAGTCTAACCCAAATGAAAATGAATTTGAAAAAGACCCGTCACTATTTATTCTTACTAACTTACCAAATGATAAATCATTACCATTGTAATCGGTAAAATTACCGCCAAGAATTATTTTACCCGTTGATTGTAAACCCACTGTGGTTACTAATGCGTTTGTACCAGTACCAACATTAAAAGAAGAATCAAAGCCGCCACCTGTTAAAATTCTAACAACATTTGGTGATGAGTTCCCATCATATGTATCAAAAAGACCTACTGCGATTAATTTACCATCAGGTTGTTTTAAAACATCTAACACGTAAACCGCAGGTCCACCATCCTCTATTCCATTACCTATCACAAATGTGGGGTCAATAGTACCATCAGAATATAACCTTATTATTCTATTATATGATTGACCATCGTATTGAGTAAATTTACCCCCAACAACTATTTTTCCATCATCTTGGACTTCTATTTTATAGACCTCATCATTAAATCCTGTACCACCACTAAAAGTATTATCAACCGTACCATCAGAATTAAATCTAATAATACGACCAACATTATAGGTTATACTATCTCTTGTTAATTGAGTAAAAAATCCACCGACTAATATTTTACCATCAGTCTGAATATGAATAGTTCTTACGCTCTCATTAAAACCTGAACTACCAACTGTAATATCAAAAGTAGGGTCAAAAGTCCCATCCGAATTTAATCTTAAAAGATATGGGGACACATATAATGTTCCTTCATAATCATAATGCTCAAAATCACCAGAAACAAGTATTTTACTATCACTTTGAATTTTAATGTCATGTACGTCTTTATCAAAACCGTAATTAACCCCTTGGGGGAATGTATTATCTAATAATCCAGCAGTTGACATAATATTAACTATTTAAACCATCGGGTCCTCCTAAAACGACCGTATTCATTTGGGTAACCGCAATACCTTGAGCATCGGTATAAACCGCATGTGGGGGAGTTACAGTACTTGTTTCTCCGCTACATATAACACATATTACCGTTTCAGTATTTGCGCTTCTTGGGGTTCTATCTTGACAACCACAATCATCATAATAACCACTCACAATAAATGTCGCTTCAAACAAGGTATCCAACACCCCTAAAATTTCAAAACATAAAGAACCTTCCCAAAACGGACCTTCAATAGTTGAGAATCTACCTATAGGGTTTTGTGAAAAATAAATCGCGTTTACTGGTCCTTCTAATTCAGGATTGGTACAAGCTCTCACTAAAAATGATTTATCATTTTCTTGGTAACAATTTAAACAGTCAGTATGACTAACGTTATACAAACTCAATGGTGTAATAGGGTCTGAAGTCACCCCTAATACAGTACCACATAACGAAGTTTCACCAATAAAAAATGAAACAACTTCACCTACCGATAATGATGTTGCACTAACTACGTAAGTATCACCTGAAGCACAATTTTCTATATTATAATTTGGCATTTTATTTTCTTATTTATAGTTTATTATTTGAAATTTTATTTGTTGTTTATAAGTATTAACTTCACCACTACTAATCACTTTTATATCAATATAATATTCGTTAGGTATTTTATCTCTTGTGTCAAAAATGAAATAATATTCATTTGGCGCTCTATTAATTGAGGTCCAACCCTGAACTTGAACTTCGGTTTGACCTTCCCTAACATAAACCCTATAACTAGCATCAATATGTTGTAATAATTTTTTAGTTGAGTACGCCTGTTTAATAATTACACCAACTTTTCTAACATCAGTGTTAAATATTTTTTCATCTTGTTTAATACCATAAAAATCAAACCCATATAATTTAGGGTCAACTGAGGAGGTACCAATTTGGATTGAACTTTTTAATGGTAATAGTGTAAATTCATTAAAGATAGTCGGTAAAGTAAAACCATTAAGTTTTAAATTGTACCACTTATCGGTAAATGTACATGGTGTTTTATAACCTATAAGTGGAGGTATTATAACCTCATAAACACCTTTGGTTTTTTGACAAGTTGTTAATCCCGTTAACCCATCAATTGGGTTACCAGAAGAGTCATGAATATCAACATTTGGAGTAAAATCCAAGTTAATTGGATTTCCATTATCAAATAAATAAAGATAAAGTTTATTTGTTTTACCAAGAGAAAATAAATTCCTATCATCTTCAATTAAATCATTATAAGAAGTTTCTAAATATGGCTCATAAAATGTTTGAGTATGGCGAGTAAAAAATTGAACCTCATAATTTTCTGTTAAACCCGTTAAATTTTCAACTTGAGGTTTAAAGGCGACCCCCCATCCTGAAATATTATTTAATGAACCATTTAATATTGAGTTTATCTCATCAGTCATATCAAAACTGATGTTCTCATTACCAAATTCAAAATGTTGTATATCAACAATAGTTAAACCTGAATAATTCACATTACCATTATTTTTGTTATTGTAAATACCTGGTTCAGTCCAAACCCCAATAGTTGTTGTTTGATACCAATTGGATGGTCTGTCTGAAAAATTTTTATCATTTTTAATTTCGTAAATTAGGTCCGCATAATCGTAACCCACACCTTCATCCCATAATTGTGGTAAATTAGGGTCATCATTTATAAATGGGATTCTAAACAAAATCAAATCAAAAGATGTTGCTCTCATTCTACTTTGAGATGTTGTTGTATTTAATAGGTCGTTGAATGTTGAGGTATTAACCATTCTTAAAGTATGTTTGATATCGTCAGTACAAGTTGTTGATATCGTACCATCAGCAATTTTTTCTTTTAAAAGAGTCAAATCCAAATCAAATATAAAACGACTATAATTGTTAGGATACTGAGTTGAGATTACTGAACCATAAAAAAGTTCTGTTACAGGGTTTCTACCTGTATTAACAAAACTGTTGTAAATTATAGTATTGTTTCTACTGAAGAATGAATTGTTGATTGACATTTATACGTTTTATATATAAATATCAATTAATTCTAATATTTTGATTTAAGATAGTATTTTGTGAATCCGCCAATATTGCAAGTATCTCCGCAGTTGTTTGGCCATTACCTGATGAAACAGGAACTGGTGGCATTGTTGCAATAGGATGTACGTGACCTGTGACAAAATCAAAAATTTTCATTAATAATTTCATTAACTCATCACCCCTTACTGTTGGGTACGTTTTTTGGAAGATACTATTCTCAGTACCACTAGAACCCGTACCCCCAATAAAATTGTCTTGAGGTATACCATAAAGAGTATTTTGTAAGTCAATAGTACCTTTAGGTCCTGTTGAATCGTGAGATAGTAAGTATAATTTTTGACCCCCTAAGACCCCATAAGTAACATCCCTATTCAAAGTCTCAAATGGTGTCACCTTACCAATTTTTAATTCCTGTTGTACACCAATAACAGGTTGACCTTGTTTGTTATCCCAAACTAAGAAAAAACCTTTTTTTGTGTCATCAGTTATTGGCTTTATTTTTTGTATAAAATTAGTGTAATTCTTTATTTCATTTATATCTTGATTAGTACTTATGACAGTAAATCTTTGACCCCATCCCGTTTCGTAAGTTAGTTTAGAAGGTGTTACTATAAATGGGAAAGATTCTTTAGGGTCAACATTTGTTTGAGAGTTTGTGGTATATCCTGAAATGTTTAAATTACCAATAACAACTCCTTGTATCACGTTATTTATTATTGTCGTTATTTCATCAATCCCTTTAGCGTTAAATTCAAATTTTTCTATAGGACCAACATAATTAGTTCCAATAGATATTTTAGTAATAGTATCGTATTTAAAATTTTGGGTGTTAACTTCTTTACTTGGTAGTACGTTATAGATACTAACAGAACCATTAAATGCGTTTTGAGTATTCTCTAAATTAGATATGTCCCATACAACCATTTTTTTCACAACTTTCGGAACCTCAATAAATGATGCAACTTTTTCTTCTGGTTGAGCCACTTTTTCTTGACCAAATGTTGACAATTGTAAAAACGCTCTTTTAGTGTTGGCAACAGGTAATTCAGTTTTACTTAATTTTTTTGTTTTACCCGCTCTAATTAAAACATCATTTTCTTTAACAATAATATCCGCAGTCCCACGACCTAATAAAGAGTTATCACCTGGCTCAGGAAATACGCCTTTACTAAAATCTTGTTTATATGTACCATCTTGATTTTTAATGGATATACTGTCTTGTATTCTATCACCAGTACCCAAAAACTTTTTAGCGCCCTGAAAATTCTCAAACGGTGATGTCATTGGTGACGAAAATGGTCCTTGAATATAGAATTGGTTGGTATAAGGGAACTCCTTATTATAGTACATTATGTGTACGTATTCATTTTTTTTAGGGGTTTGACTAATAAAAAATGGTAATAATGGTAAAAATAAAACTGGGTCTTTTGATGTCCATTTATCTTTTTCTTCATCCCAATCAGCAATAGAGTCAATAATATCTCTATATGCCTTTGTTTCAGGAACAACTCGTAACCTACCTAACATCATTGGGTCTTGGTCATCGTAAACAATACCAGGAAAAATAATTTGACTTAAATTAAGTTTTCTCAAATAATTTGAGACTATTTTTTCTATTTGACTAGTATCCATTTTTTATTAAGTATTGGTTCTTTTTTGATATTCCTTTAATACAACATTATAGGTTTCTTCTAACTTATCTAAATGATATGTTAATTTTATTAACGTATCTTTAGTATGTGTAAAATCTTTGTTTAGTAAATCCATAGCAAAAATTAAATCCTTATTTGAATGATTATTAAGGTCTTTAATGATTTCTAATAATTTTTCAGTATCTTTAGTTGTTACCATAATTATATTTTTTTTCCAAATGCACTTGCTGGTACAGTAAATCCTGCGGGTGTTATAGTTAACGGACCTAAAGCAACTTGTACCTTACCATTTTCATTTTCTTCATTTGATGATGCTTTTAATTGTGAGAACATTGATAATACAGTTAAATTAGGACTACCATCTGGCATATCGCCTGTCGGTATTCCAATCTTTTGTAATTCACTAATTGTCCCAATAAATGCTCTTGTTTCCGAATAACCATCCAAAAGCCTTGCCGTGTATAAAATTGGGAATGGTATTAATTGAACTCCCGTAGTCCACGTTTGAATAATACTTAGAAGTTCATCAACCACACTTTTACATTTCCTCCAATCAGAAATAAGTTTTACTAAATCAGCAACGGTTAAAAGTATTTTAACTAATCTTAGAATCATTTTAGTTCTTTTATCTAGTTTTTCTTTTGTAATGTCTTTAATTACACTTAAAATTAAATTTTTAATATCTCTTTTAATAATATTAAAAAGCTCCTCAACAAATACCGCCCCTATTTTGGTGATTAAATTAATAGAGAAATTCTTAAAAAATTTACAAAATTTCTCAAAACTGTCTATAGTATCGTCAATTGTTTTACCAATAGCTTTAATCATAGTATATATTGGTAGTAAAATTTTTGGGGATAACAATGCTCCCACTAAACCAGCTAATAGTTGTTTTATGAAATCTTTATCAATTATATCATACCCTGGTTTATTATCACTTGTTGGTGAAACTACCATATCACTCAAACTATCGGCAGTGTTAATAAAATCCTCATCTTGGACATAGGTTAACTTATCTAATTCATCTAATAACCCTTCAGTGTTAACTGGTACCTTAACATTATCACAATCCTCAAACTCAATCACTCCATTTTTTACATTAGAAATTTTTTGAGCGATTTCCCTTAACTCTATATCATCCAACTCAAAAAAAGAATTATCAATACCGTCAGATTGTGAAATCTTAGCATTACCACTAACATCAATTTCAGTCCTATTATCAAAACATAAACCTAACATTCGTTGGACTTTTAAACTAAGCCAAGATTTGTCTCCTATTTGAGAGTCACTATCTTTTTTCTTTATTGAAATTGCACCTGTTAAAAAATCTATTAACCAAGCATAAACATTGTGACCGTCAAATAGTTTGATTGTGTTTAAATAATCCTGAACAAACTGACCAACTAAATTTTGATTAACATCAACTGCGTTAATATTCGCAATTCTAGCTTTTGGGGTTACTTTAAACCATCCACCACCAATCCCTGTTATAGGGTTAATTTCTAAAAATTCAATGTCAAACAAATTTTGTTTTGAATCTCCTTTATAAAATTGAGAATGAACAACCGAATACGGGTTTGTGTTTTGAGTCACGTTATACAGTTCTTTATTCATCGCAAATGGTTTGTTTTGAATAACAACACTATTTTTTTCGTAAATTAATTTACCAACTTTACTATTAGGGTCAATTTTTAAAATGCCCCCTAAATCTATTGAGGCAACACTGATTAATATTGGACTTTCCGCAACGTAAGTTTGTTGTTGGTCACAACCCACCGCAGTTAAAATTTCTTCAAATAAAATTTCTAAAATTTTAGGTTCAATAGTTTTAACTGTTTGTATTAATTTTTTTTTAACGTATTGTAATGAATTAGACCCCGTTACTTCATTTATATCTAATAAATGGTCAAATTGAGATTTGACTTTTCTCTGAAAAGATTTAGTCTTGGCGGAAAATGAGTCTAAAGGACCTGTAATAGAGTCCTTTCTTTTTTCAAAAGAAGACCCATATTTTTTAGATGCATCATCATACCTTTTTTTTAGGTTTTTGTACGCTTTAGTGGACTCAACCTCAGTTTGTAATTTTTCGTAATCAGCACTAATGTCAATAGACGCCATAATTTAAATTATTTCATTTTATATGACCCTCCACCAGTATTAACATCCTTGTCAATTAAACTTTTAATCATCTCATCATCCATATCAATATCTGACAATGAAAAACTTTCACTAGTGTTATTTGATTTCTCCCAAATACTTGCTTGTAACTTAGATAAGGATAATTTTTTTTCCACACAGTCATTGATAATTTTTTGTTGTTTTTCAATAACAGGACCTATTAAAGTCATATCTTCAGGGTCCTTCATCATTGTTAACATTTTATTTTGAATTCTGATGGCAGTATTTCTCTGTTCTACAAGTTCATTGTAAATTTCTTGCATCAATGACAAAATTGATTCTTTGGTTAAATTAATTTCTTTTTTTGGTGGTCTTCCCATAGTATATAAATATTTATCTAAAAATTTTATTTAACCATATTTTGGATTAGGTTTAAATAAATAACCTTGAATTTTTTCATTGAACTTCTTATTTCTTTTGTTGATAAATTTGTCATTTCTCTAAGAGATAATAAAACAATGTTTTTATTAAATTTATTATTATCATTCCCAATAAAAATACTTTCATAATTATCAAACAAATCATATAGGGCCATTCCTAATTTATGCTCGTTCTCCGACAATTTTTCATTTTTAATGAATAAATCCAATTCAATTAAAAATTTATTAATAACACTGCTATAATCTATAGTATCCTTATCAAGGGAATAAGAAAACTGTTCACTATTTTCTAAGTCACTTGAAATGTCTTCATATGAAATTTTTCTATTTGTTTCCTTTTGGTCCTTTATGATTTGACCCATTAAATAGTTTTTACATATGGTACCAAAATAAGAATAGGCCTTTTTTTCTTTAGAAGGTTTAAATTTCTCAATTTTAGTCATTAAAAATGAATGGGTATCTATATGTATTTCATAGAAATCCATATCTTTTCTGTATAACTTATACCGTCTAATAATTGACGATATCATTTTATCTAAAGGTTTTCTCAAAAAATCATTATAAATTTTGTTTTTTTCTTCGTAAGTTTTGGCGGTTAAAAAATCTATAACCGCCATTTCTTCCTGTACATCAAAATAATTTGATTGTTTTGGTTTTCTACCTTTCTTTTTTACCTCATTTGATTGTTCTGACAGTTCATTTTTTTCGCTCATTAAACAATTTGAGATTCATACTTTATGTTTCTATCGGCATCAAATAAGTATTCTTTTTTTGCTGACTCAACCCAAAACCTAATCTCATCATTAGTTAATGGTTCATTACCATTTTTGTAATTCCAAAAGATTGAGCCGTTTCTTAAATTAACGTGTTTGTAACCAATTCTTGGAATTGACATAATTTTAACTGATTTTTGAGTAAGTCTTAAAAACATTTCATAACCAAAAGTTAGTTTAAATGAAGGTTTAATTAAGTCGTAATCACTGAAAGAACTTTTTCTAATGACCATTCCCGACATTTGGAAATTTTGGTAGTCTTGTAAAGTTTCATTAGTTAATATACCCATTTCAGATGAGAAGTTAGCGGCAAATGTCGCTTCATTTGTAAATCCCGCAAATAATCCCTTTTCATCGGTATCAACAACTATTGGTAAAAACGCATCAACATCTGGATATGATTCAGAATATTTTTTAACATTCTTAAACCAAATTGTGGAGTATTCATCATCAAACTCAAAAAGAGAAACCCATTTTGATTCTGAAGATTTAATACCGTAATTAATTTGTGAGGCATAATTAGGTTCTTCAGTCCACTCAAGTTTTTTAACATTTAACAAACCAAAATCAAATCCGTTTAAATATTCGGTAAGAGAAGTTTCATTACAGTAAACAATTACAAGTTCGTTTATTTGAGTATTTTGAATTTTCAACGACTCAACACATTTTTTAAAGTAATCTTCAAAACCAAGTACCTTACTGGTTTTAATCGGTAAAATAACCGATACATCAAATTTTTCTACATTTTCCATATTATTCATCAATTGTTTCTGTTTTTATTAATTGACCTTCAAATGACTCTAATCTCACCGAGATGTATGATTCAAATAAAGATAAAACGGTACTTTCAAACTGCTCTTGAGTTGATAATTCAGAAACAGTTTTATCCATTTCAGAAAAAATATTTTCATCAATATTATCCTCAAGCCAACTTTGGATATAGTCCGCAATAAAATCAACCATCTGTATTTTATTATTAGCCCACAAACCATTTTTTTCATTCAACCACTTAGGTAATAAGTTAGGAACTAATCCCATAACAGGAACACCCGTTTTCATTGATTCTAATGGGAATGTACCGTAAGAACTTGTCTCATCAATCCATACTGATAAACAAGTATCTTTCAGTCCATCCGCAAACTGTTTCTCAGTTAATCCTCTCATATCACGAAAAGTAATCCATCTATATTGGGGGTATTTAATATAGAAGTTTTTAACTAAGTTAATAGAATCTCTTTGCTCTCTTGTGTTAATTGCGATTATTGGTTTTGATGGTAAACTTGGTTTAGAAAATTTTTCAGGAATATAAGGTTCTAAAACATCAACTGAAACATTCTTCATCAATGATGAAATGTATTCTTTTTGTTCTTCTGATGTTGTAATACATTTATGGAACCCTAATTGACCCCAAGTTTGACCTGGCTGTAATGTCTCAAGAATATGGTCATAAGCTTGGCATAAAACAATTTTACCACAAGGTAATTTTGTGATTTGGCTCATTACAAACCCATAAAGTTCAGGTACTACAATAAAATCTTCGGGTGAAACTTCTAAGTTTTGACCCTCAATTGATTGATGAGGTATTTTTTCCATGTACTCATTACCCAACCACTCACCAACACCTGTATAATCGGGTTTTTCGTGTAACATAATTACATTATAACCAGAATTAATTAACGTTAATCCTAACCTATAAATGTATGAAATAGATGCTTTGGCGTTACCTTTAGTATCTTGAGCCAAAAGATAAATTTTAGATTTTTTATCCTTCATATTTTGGATAGACCTCTCTAATTTTGAAATTTGTTCTTGATTCATATGTTTAATATTTATTTATTATTTTTTTGTTTATTAGTGTATTAAATGCTAATTTAAAAGGTATTGATATTTCAGAACTTTTTGGTCCTAATGTTTCGTCAACATCTTCACTTTCACTTAATAGAACATCAACCATAATTTTTAACATATCATATTTTACCACACTGATATGTTGTTCTGTACTTCCAGACTCTGAGTAGTTTGGTAGATTAACCAATTCCTCCATTTTATCTAAATCAAGATAATAATGTTCATTTAAAATTTTTAACATAGTTACAATTCTTTAATTTTATTTTCCAACTCTTTTATTGAGCTAATTGTATGAATGCAAGGAATATCTTTGTTATACTCCGTCTCATATTTTATTATAATTTTACCATCAGGATAATCTAATAATAAGGCGGGATTTGATGTAAGTAAAATATCCACCTCATCCCACATTGAATTAATTGTTAAATTACTATAGAATTTAACTTTTTCTAATTGACACCCAAATTTTGAAAGGAAGAATAATGATGCGGGTTTTGACCTACCAATTTCATCTGAAACAATTAAGAAATCAAAGTAATCTCTGTAATTGACATATATATCATTTAAATCATTGAATGTAGTATATTCAGTTGATTGAGAATGCCCAAATATTTCCATTGGGAATTCCTCATATAAAAATGAATACACCTCTTCGTCACTTTGGAATTCAAAATGATTTTTAAGTTCTAACGAATTTATTGGTGTGGTTATTTTGTATTCAAACGAATCCTCATCCTCAATACCTTCGGTCTTATCAATATAGAATTTTTGATAGGTTTGTTCTATCTTACCTAATGTATTTCTTAACACACCATTTATCTCAATCCCAAATCTCATTCCTCGTATCTGTTTAAGATTTTAGTGATTAACGGGTTACGAACAACATCTTCCATACCAAATTCAAAAACTCCTATCTCACTAACATTCTTAAGTTTTTGAATTGCATCCCAAAGACCCGTTTGTTTCTTATCTTTGTATCGGTCAGTCTGCTCCAAGTCACCCGATATGAAAAATTTACTATTATAACCAATCCTTGTTAATAGTAATTTCATTTGATTAGGTGTTGAGTTTTGAGCTTCCTCAAATATTAAAATTGAATTGTCAATGTTCATACCTCTCATATAGGCCAAGGCAAACACCTCAACAAACTCAAGTTCTTTTAATTTTTCTCTAGCATCCTTACCAATAATTTTATTCATCAGATAGTAAGATGGGAAAATGTAAGGGTCTAATTTTTCCTCAACGTTACCAGGTAATGCTCCCAACTTTTCTTCTGCCTCAACCGCAGGTCTAACAATAATAATTTTTTCATACTGATTATCAGGGTCGTATAATAAATTAAGAGCTGCGCTCATAGCCACAAAACTCTTACCAACACCTGCAGGACCCGTACAAATAGTTATTTGGTTATGTTTTAATGTCTCAAAATATTTTCTTTGATTTTCTGTTAAAAACTTCTCTTTGGGCTTCTTTTTTAAGATTTTACCAATGATGTCTTTTTTATTTAGAGGTCTTGAAGGTTCCTCACTCACCGAAGGCGTTGCTTGCGGAGATGGTTTTTTTCTTTGTGACATATTATTTTAATTAAATTTTATAACTAAATAATACTCCATTATTTATAATATTCAAGCCAATATTCAATCATCTCATCTAACATAGATTCAAAAGTATAATTTGGTCTCCAACCTGTCATTGATTTTAGTTTTGTACTATCACCCTTCAAATCGTAAAGTTCTTCAGGACGATAAAATTTTTCATCAATTGTAACATATTCTCTAAAATCTAATTCTAACTTATTAAAGACATATTCACATAAATCTTTAACAGAATGTGATATACCCGTTGAACAAACAAAATCATCGGGTTTATCTTGTTGTAAAATCATCCACATCGCCTCAACATAATCTTTAGCGTGGCCCCAATCTCTAGTGGCGTCAAGATTACCAAGTTTTAATTGATTAGATAAACCTAATTTAATTTTAACAGCTTCTTTACATACTTTATTCGTAACAAAATTAGTACCTCTTCTTGGTGATTCGTGATTAAACAATATCCCATTAGAAACAAACATGTCATATGAGTTTCTATAATTTCTACAAATGTTATATGAGAATACTTTTGCACATCCGTATGGTGATACAGGATTCATTGGAGTTGTTTCTCTTTGATACCCATCTTGGTCAATACAATTACCAAACATCTCTGAAGATGATGCTTGATAAATTTTTATAGATGGGTCAATTAATTTAACCGCCTCTAAAAGATTTAATGTCCCAACACCAGTAACATTTGCCGTGTATAATGGTTGGTCAAATGAAATTCTAACATGTGATTGAGCCGCTAAATTGTAAATTTCAACGGGTCTAACTTCTTGAATGACACGAATTAATGATGACAAATCTGTCATATCGGCATAGTGTAGTTTAATTTTTTCGTATACCGAGTCTAATCTTGAAGTTTGATTTTCAGAAACTGAGTTTCGTTTTAAAGTCCCGTGTACCTCATAACCCTTGTCAAGTAAAAATTCTGTTAGGTATGAACCGTCTTGTCCGTTTATACCTGTAATTAATGCGATTTTATTTTCTAACGTTCTCATAATTTTTAATAAAGTACTTTATAGTTTTTTTTAATCCATCATATAGTGGGGTAAAATTAAAATCGGGTAAATAATTTTTTAATTTTGAATTATCTGATGGTTTTCTATATTGACCATCTGGTTTATTGACGTTGAAATATACCTTACCCTCAAATTCCATAATTTCAGTTATGATACTGACAACTTCTTTAATTGATATTTCTTGTGAAGTTGATAAAATAATTGGTTCGGATTCAGTGTAGTTATATAAAACCCATTCAGTTAATTTTGCAACATCTTCACTAAAAATGAACTCCCTTAATGAATTTCCTGACCCCCAAATTTCAAACGGAGTGTTATTTTTTTTGGCTAAATAACATTTATGAATTAATGAAGGTATGACATGACCATTTTCAATATTGTAGTTGTCATTTGGACCATAGATATTAGTGGGTATAACCGATTTATAATTTAATCCGTATTGTTCTCTATATGCTCGTATCTGAATATCTGTCATTCTTTTGGCATATGCATATGCGTCGTTTGAAAAATGAGGTGGTCCTAAATGTATTTTATTCTCAGTTAAAGGATATTCTATATTGTCGGGGAATACACATGTGGATAAAAAAGCAACAAGATTTTTAATACCGTGAACCCTTGCTGATTCAATAACATTCGTATTCATCATTATATTATCGTGAAAAAATTCACCTTTATAGTTCATATTTCCACCAACACCCCCAACTCTACCAGCACAATGAATTATGGAGTCAAATTTTATCTTATTTAACACCTCGTCAATTTCGGTTCTATTTCTTAAATCACATTTACTTGACGATAATGGGGTATAATTATCCCCATTAAATTCAGAACCAACAAGACCATAACCCCCTGTTACTAAAATATTTCCCATCACATCCCAATAATTTCAAAAGTGGGGCAAGGAACAATAAATTTACCCCCACTTTTTAAAAATTCTGACTCTCTTTCAACAAACTCATTTATAAAATGCCAAGGTAGTACTAACAAATAATCAGGTTTAGCCTTTCTCATTTCATCTTCAGAATAAATAGGAATGTTAGTACCGACTGTTTTAAGTCCGAACTTGTATATACTTCTTTCAGCAATACCGTCAATCAAAGTATGGTCTAATCCAAAATATTGTAAAAGAGTATTACCTTTAGTTGATGCCCCATAGCCCCAAATTGTTTTTCCTTTGGATTTTTCTTCCTTAATAAAGGAGATTGTTTTTTCTTTTAAATCGTTAATCCTATCAAAAAATTTTAACCAAACCTCTTCTTTATCTAAACCTAATGTTCTTTCATATTCTAACGTAGATTTTAATCTGAAATTACAAATATCACGATAAGGCTGAGTTCCGAATTTAGTTTTATCGGAATTTTCTTTCATACAATAAATTCTAAAAGACCCTCCGTTAGTGTCATTAAGTTGTATATCAACTATATCAATACCACATTCTTTAAATATTTTTTGGATATTAAACAATGAATAGTAATATACATGTTCATGGCAAATGTTATCAAAGGCTAATTGCTCAATCATCAATGGTGTGTATGATAATTGTAATACCCATACTCCATTATCGTCCAAAATTTCAACGATATCATTTACAAAACTTTTAGGGTCTTCTAAATCATAAAACATTGCAATGGTAGTTATAACCTTTGCCTTTAATTTTCCAAATTTACTTTCTTTAAAAACCTTTGACGTGAAATAATCCTGAATAATTAAATTGGCATGTTTTTCGGATTCTCTTTTAAATGAATCATCAACTGGGTCTATACCGACTTTAATTAAGTTATCGGGTACATTACTCAATAATGTACCATCATTACATGCGATATCCACCCATAAATCATTTTCGTTTAATTTAACAATGTCAGTTATTGAATTAACAATTGATTTTAATTCTTTTTTCATGGTATTATTAATTCCTGACCTATACCAATATTTTCCATACATAGTATCTAAAGGTGCTATTTTTTCTAATCTAACCGCACCCGTTTCAGGTTCTAACATCATTTTCATCTCTACTGAACCACCTCTTGGGGATTCACCATCTTTTAAAAAGTCAGAAACATATAAATCTCCTAGTGTAAATAATTCTTTCATAAGTTTTATTATTTTAATAATTTATTATTAACATACCAATCTTCATATGGTTTGTTATACCATTCAGGATTTGGGTCTAAACACGGAGCGTTATCAACAACTCTAGAAAACCCGTTTTTAGTTAAAAGTTCAAAAATTTGATTTTTACGAGTATCACCATCACAATAAAGATTATGTTCTACAGTAATCAGACCAATCTCATATTTGATAAAATCAAACTCTTTTAATGCGATATATTCGTAACCTTCAATATCTATAGATAAATAATCAATAACGTTTGGTGCATTATTTTCGTCTAATATATTTAAAAGAGTGTCACAATCAATACTGATACCTTCATTAGTTATTTTATATTCATTAGCATTAAAATTACAAGTACCTTTATAATCAGTTACCGCCTTGTTGACGTTTACCGATTTCCTGTTTTTAATCAATGAATTAAAAACTGACGGATTAGCTTCAATACATATTCCTGACCAATTAAAATTTTTCTCAAAAAAATAAGTATTACTTGTTTGAATTCCATCATAAGCACCAACCTCAATAAAGTACCCATTTTTTTTGAATTCTAAAAATTCTGCGACCCATTTGTCTTGATTAGATTGTGAATAATACATTTTTACTTTTTTATATATATTTGATTATAATCAACGATGTCGGATAGATAATACCCAATACTTTCAAAATAATTCTTATATGAATCATCATTTAAAAAATTTTCAACGACAATTAATTTACAATCAATATTTTTAGTATTTAGACCTCTCATAACCTCAATTTCCCAACCTTCAACATCAATTGATAAGATATCAACCTTATTAATATTGAGTTCACCTAATATCGTGTCTAGTTTTTTTATTTTGACTTTTATTTTTTCACTATTTTTATCTGTTAAAATAAAATTAGTGTTATTTAGATAACTTTCTTTAACGTCAATAGAAGAAAATGAGTGGTCGGTTACAACTCCCCCATACGCGTTTACCTCTTGATGAACTATAGTAAATTCACCATCTCTATCTTCATAAGAACATGCAAATTCATACACTTCGTTACCAACCTCTTTATGTTGTTCTACAAAAGTAGGGTTAGGTTCAATTATAATTGACCTCCAACCGTTATCTTTAAAGTGTTTTGACATTGATAAAAACTCAGGAGTCGCACCCCCAACCTCAACGATTAATCCTTTATATTCGTAATCTGAAAAATATTTTTCTCTAATTATTTTATCAGTATCATATTCAGCGTAAAACTCCATATTCCATTTTTTTATTATTTAAATTATTGTTAGGGTAATATTATTATTAATTAATAAATCACAGTTCCATTATTTTGTCAAAATTATTTATAAAATTTTCATTTGACCATTTTAGTTTATGTTCTAGTAAAGGAGAACAACCACCACTGATTATATCAGTAATTTTATTTTTCTCAATAGAAATTTCATCACAAAATATATGTCTCATCATATTACAATTAGTGACCGCAATTGGTACATCAACTGATAATGCGTAATCAATAACAGATGAGATACCTTTAGATGGTTTTTTATCATAATAGAAACAATTCACACTACTTTCATTTAACCACTCCAATAACTCATAATTACTCATGTAATGGTCTGTAATAATAAATTCATTTTTATTATTTAACATATTCTCACATAATTTTAAAGTTTCGGTTTTCAAATGGTTATTTATGTCAACATTTGCATTTGGAATATGGAATCTAATTAAAGAATCGGTATATTCTTCATTAATTTTATTAATTAAATTGTGAAATCCTTTATCCGGAAACCCAAACCCAAATGAAGAAATAATTGGTCTTTCGTTATTTTGTTTATTTTTACTTGGTTTAAAATCAAATAAACACCGGTTAATATTATGTTCAGTAACATTATCAACAATTTTTGTTGGGTCATTGTATAGTATTCCTTTTATACTAGAAAACTTTAAATCACCATCGTGATAAATAAAATAACAATTATATTGTGACGATAATTGATTAACTATCTCATCTGTTATCCATCCCATAACCCATATAATGTAATTAAAAACAATAATATCTATTTTATTATTATTTAAAAAATTATTTAAAGTTGTAACGTCATTAGTTTCTAAGTAATAGTAATTGTTGTTTTTACTTTTTTTAAGACTTTCATATATGTTTAACCCATATTGATGAACACCACAATTAGTTGTTTGTCTATTAACAATTAAAATATCTTTCATAACGATTCTATCATTCTTTTATAATCATTTGTCATTCTTTCAGGTGACCACAAGTCGTACAACTCTTTTACTTTTGTATTGTTTTTTAAAAACGACTTTAAATTATTTTTTTGTTCAAAAAAACCTATGTGATTATGAAAATGTCGGTACATATAGGTATTATTAACCACTAAACTAGATTGCGAACTTACCGCCAAATCAGCACTTCCACCAACCCCGATAAACGGGTGAGGGGGATTATAAAAGTACATATTTAAATCATTTTTAGATAAGAAATTAATAACCTCATCCTCAGATTCAAAATAAGTGTTAGTAATATTTAAATTAACGTTTTTCTTATTAATAATATTTTTCCATAAATTAAATTTATATGTATCATCACCACCACCAAAAGTAGCTTGAGTTATATTCATATTAATATTTACCTCATCAAATTCGTCGTGTATTAGTTCAATCATCCTGTCAAACATTTTCCAAGGGGAAACACTAAAACCATGAGAACCTATATTTAAAATATTGTTTTCATTTTTTTGTTTTGTAAACCTTCTTATTGGTCTAATAGTCGTAAATTTATTATCACTTATAGTTTGATTAGTATCGTCATGAATCACCCAACAATCAAAAGTTGTGTTGTAAAAACTAACCATTTCAGGAGTTAGTGGGTCATGGATTATACCGATATGTTTAGCATTGGGATACTCATTAAAAAGACCTTTATGTATATATGGTAATGTACTTAGGTAATAATTATACAATACATAATTAGGTTTTTCATTTTCCATAATTGACCTATATTCCGATTCCCCATTTACAGGGGTTTCAAAATACTTAACAGGTAAAATGTTTTTATCTAAAAGGTCATAAATCCTCTTACCAATTTCATATACACCACACTGTGATTTTGAATGATTGATATATAATATACTCATTTTTATTTTTTTAATTCTTTTTTTATCATGTCAATTATTAACTCATCAACATTATATTTTGGTTCCCACCCAATTGATTTAAGTTTAAAATTATTACCAATTATATTATAATCAATAGATAAATTTTTTGATTCTTCATAATCAATATAGTCATAAAAATTTAAATTATGTAGGGTAAAAAATTTTTTAGCAAACTCAAACATATTAGTTGATACACCACTACTAAAAACAAAATCGTCATTGATTTTATTGTCAATAATTAATTTAACTCCACTCATAAAATCTTTAGCATGGCTAATATCTCTATTAAAATTTAAACCGTATAATTTTATTTTTTTGTTTTCTCCCTTAATTATTTGACCAACTAATGATGATATTTTTTTACTAACAAATTTATCACTTCTATAATAGGATTCATGATTAAAAAATATACCTGAAGAACATTTAATACCGTATTTAATTCTATATTCGGACATTAAATTATGGACCGCTAATTTTGAAATCCCATAAGGGTACATTGGAGATGTTTTACTTTCTTCGGTAATTATTTTTTCATTTGACCTTCCATACATTAATGATGAAGATGCCTGAAAGAAAAAAATATCTTTATTTTGTTTAACAATTGAATTTAATATATTTGAGGGAATAATGTAATTATGTTCAAATGTTCTGTAAGTGTCTTCCCATGGATTTATAACATCAGTTTCTCCTGCAAAATTAACAACCACATCTGGTTTAATTGTTTTTATTAATTGATTTACATAATTAAAATCTGACAATTCTGATAAACATAAATTAATATTGAATTTTTTATTATGTTCTTTTAACCTCTCAATCGGGGTCATCATTCTACAAACCCCGTGCAATTCATAATCTTCTTGAATTATTTCGGTTAACAATATACCATCCTGACCTAAAGGGCCTGTTATTAGTATTTTAATCATATATTAATGAACTTTTCAATACCATTTAAATGTTTATAACCCCCATAGGTTATATAATAATAATCATTAATATATTTCTCATCCCCAATATAATGAGTTTCATCGGGTATGATTAGTTCACCCAAATGAGGTTTCCCCAAACAGTGGGCAATTGCTAATGGGGTTGACATATTACCTATAAAAAATTTACACGAATTAATTGATTGTACAAGTTCATTAAATGAATTACAGTGAATCAATTCAACCTTATCTTTATATGGGAATGACTCATATTCATGTAGCGTGTTAATATTAGTAATAAATTTACATTTATTTTCGTTTACTAATTTTTCCCAAGGAAAAAGGACTGTATGTCTGTGTAAACTTCTGTGGATTAGAATAGAATCCTCAAGACCCTCAATTTTATCAGATTGAACCCAGGGTGTTTTAGGAGGTTCTAAATTATAGTTATCACAAAGCATATCAATCCAGTTAGATTTGAAGAACAATTTGGACCACCTCCATTGATTTAAGTTTATATAATCCTCAACAACATCCCCTTCTCTTAGTAAGTGGAATGAATTAATATAAATTTGAGACATTATAAATGGTTCTAAATCATAATATGTACTGTGCATATCAAAATGAAACCCATCCCCACCATATTCGGATAAGTTTGTTATATATAAAACACCTTTTTTGTTATTTTTTTCGCATATTAATTTTATAACCATTAGGTTATGTAATAAGTCACCCGTTTTTCCCCCACATATAAAATTAATTTTTTCCATACATTTTGTTACTGCCTTGTTTATATAATTTTTGAGGTTTTTGATTTATTACAATATCGTTAATCATTTCATCAATTTCTTGTATTAAATCATTTCTTTGTTGGTTAGCAATATTAGTTATTTTGGTTGCGTTAGATATTTCAGAATCAGTAGCGTTAACATTTCGTTTAATATCCTCAGCCATCCAAATTCTAATATTGGTCACAGTTAATTTATCTATTAAGTTTCCTATTGTTTCCATTTTAATTCATATTTAAAAAACATTCTTTAATTTTGTCGAAATTATCTAACATAAACGGTAATAAATTGTTATGGTAATCTTGTTGTAATTTTTTTAAATTATCACTATCCTCGTTCCTTGTTTGACTTTCATAATGATATGCAACAATGTTTCCATCACAATAATTTGTCAACCCCAATGTCACACATTTTAAATTTAACTCAACATCTTCTAAACAACTAATATAGTTTTCATTAAAATACCCACATTTTTCAAAAATGTCTTTCTTAATCATCAATAACCCACCTGTATTACCCGTTTCCTTAGTTAGGGTTGTAGAATAATTATAATAATTTGTTAAATTTTTATGACTCAATCGGATATTACCACTTTTATCAACAAAAAGTATAATTCCATCATGCTGAATGGTTTTATTTTCAAAATGAAGTCTACCCCCAACAGTTCCGACCTTAGTTTTTTCTTTAAAAACTTTCAACATACCATAAATCGCATTGTTCAACAACTTAATGTCATTGTTACAGAATAGGATAAATTCATATTCATTTCCAATATGATGTTTTACTACTTCATTATTTATCTTAGCAAAATTATAATAATCAAATTCTATTAATTTAACATTTGTATTTTCATACCTTATTTTAATTAATTCCTTTTCTTCAACTGACGAACCTGTATCGGCAATAAAAATATCATATAACAATGTATTACAGTGTTCGTGAAATGAATCAACACAATCAAATAATAAATTTAATTTACTTTTTGTTGGGATGATGACCGCAACTTTACCAACATTTTTAATTTGTTTTTCTTTAATTTCAGGAACATATATTGATTCAGGTTTTAAATCTAACGGTAAAATTGACCTGAATTTATTAATAAATTTTTCTTTGGTTTCATAAAATTCTTGATTCGGTTTCCCAACCGATTGGTGGGTTATTTCAAATGATGAGGTAACACCTATCTTAACACCATCAACATAATTAGGTAAACAAAAACTATGGTCATAAAAATGGAAACGTCCCATGGTCTCATCAAATTTATGTATTATCTTTGTTTTGTCAAATGCCATAAATAAACCATCAATACTTACGACAGGAACTAAGAATGGTAATTTTGGTGAGTATTTACTTAAAAACTTTTTATGACCGTCAGGATGATGATAAACTTGACCAACCATAGTTTGTTTTAATCTTTCCCAATACACACCCGACTCAGGAAAATAACAACTACCAGCCTTACCAATTATACCGAATTCAGGGTTGTTAGAAAAATCCTCTAACAATTTTTTACACCAATTTTTTTCAAGTTTAATATAGTTATGACAACATACAACAATATCATACTTGGCATCTTTTATTCCTTTATTGTAAAGTTCGGATAATGAGTATTCGTTATGGTTTACGTAAGGTAAAACCTGTACCCATTGAAGTCCTGATGTTAACACAAGATGGTCATTAAACTTATCGTTGTATTCTTTATCTTTATGTGTTGAGTAAATTATTGTTATCATCTTCGTTTTCTTCTAATAATTTCTTTAACTTATCTAATTTTTCTGTCATATACCCATTCCACCACCCATCATTCATATTTGACATGGCAATTTCAGACTTCACCTTTTCAATCTCACACTCTATTTCTTTTTTACTTTTCATATCCCTGTACTTCCAAATCCGTTATCACCTCTTTCTTTTTCGTTTATTTTTTCTTTTTCAACCAAATTAACCCACTTTCCATTAACAACAGGGCAAAGAACTGCTTGAGCAACCTTCATACCTTTAGTTATCGTTACAGGGTGATTATTTGTGTTAAATACAATTACTTGAACTTCACCTGTATATCCATTGTCAACAGTTCCTGGTGAGTTAAGAACCATTAGTCCTTGTTTAATCGCTAAGCCGCTTTTAGACCTAACTTGAATTTCGTACCCATCTTTAATATCAAATGAAAGACCTGTCGGAACTAAAACTCTACCAAAAGAAGGTATTTCTATTTCCTCGGTTGAATATAAATCAAATCCAGAATCACTTGAATAATTATAGAACGGGTCAATTGCATTTTCATTTAACTTAGTATACCCTAAATCAAGTGTTGGTTCATATTCATTAAATGCCTTTTCAATTTCACTAAAATCAACACCAAATTCGTCCATTATTGAGTCAAAATCTCCAACGTCATCATCTTTAGTTAATTTCATAATCTCATCAATTTCTTTCATTTTTTCGTTGTAGAAATTGTAATTTTCAGGATTTGTCATTTTAGTTCTTTTAATTTTTTTATAGCTTCTATTAATACCTCCACATCCTTCTCACAATATTCGGCAATTTCTTTTATCATATTCTTATTCCAATAAGAATCGTGGACATTTGCCCCAGACACCTCACCACCTTTTGGTGATTCAATCCCCAAACAAGAGCAAAGTAAATCAAGGGACCCAATTGCGGTATAAGCCCCGTATTGCCATATTTCTTTAGTGTCAATCGCTTTAACTTCCCATGGCTTTGTATCATATGATGGAAGAATCTTGGATGGCATAATCCCATTAATAATCATACGCTTAGCCAACATAGGAATATCAAAATTCTTTAAATTGTGACCACATAGATAAAAATCAAGTTTATGACATCTATCTAAAAGATTTCTAACTTGGATTAAAAGTTCCTTTTCATCTTCACCTGAAAATGTTTGTTTTTTAACATCACCATTATCCATAACAAATGCCATTGACACACAAACAATTTTTGCAAATTCGGGGACCAATGCCCCCCGTTTTATAAAAACATCATCAGGAACAAGTCCTACGTCTTCTGGAAATCTTTTTTGAAACCAATCAAAGTACTTACTGAATTGGTCCGCAAGTTCGGGACTAAATTTTTGACAAGATTCGTAATCAGGACAACCCCCAACAGTCTCAATGTCTAAGAATAAAATTTTAGTAATTGGAATATTAATCATATCTTATTTTATAATTGATTCGTAAAATTCTTTTCGCAAAATGGTTACATTTTGTAAATTGTATTTGTCTTTAACAGTTTCATACAATCTTTCACCCATATCGGTAATCATATTAGGGTTCTCAACAAGTTTTTTAATAAACTTTGACCAATCACTATGATTTTTAGTTTCGTCAACTAACAAAGCATTACCATCAACAAAATTACCATTTTTAAGTGAATGTTTCAAGTCAATTGTATAAGGACCAACGTTAGATGCGATTAACGCTTTTTTGTAAAACCCCGCCTCAATAACTTTAAGTTGAGATTTAACCCTGTTAAAAATATGGTTTTTAATTGGTGCTAAAGAAATATCAAATTTAGAGTAATTCATAGCGTAAGATGTTACAGGTTTTGTCCAAACTCTTTGGTATGGTAATATAATATCACTTTTGTATTCATCTTCTTTAAATTCAAATAAGTAATCTTTGTATTTACCGTCAATAATTTTATAGTTATTTGTAAAAATCTCTTCATACTTAACCCAAACGGTTTCGCTAGGTTTAATTGGTCTTTGTTTTTGTTCACCTGTCTGTTGATTAACTTCAGTTACGGTCCCACGAATATCAAATCCACATAACACATATTGGATTTTATCATTAATACTTGAGTTTTTTTGAACAAATCCATCCAATAATTTTAAATCATGTAAATGAGATGACCCCCCTAACCAACCAACTCTAATTCTTTCAGATTCTAATGTTGGTTGTTTGAACTGAGGTTCATCTGGATTTATTGCATTTGGAAAAACAACCACATTTTTATTGTATTTTCTAATTTCATCGGCAAAAATTTCTGTAGTTGTTGTTACATAATCCGCTAATTTTAGATTAGCAACAATTTTTTCATGTATTTTGTTTTGAACAATTAATGAGTGGATTGGGTGTTCTTTTGTTGGTAACCAATAATCATCTAAATCAACAATAACTTTAATTCCTTGGGATTTTAAGTAGTTAATCAACTGTTGAGTCCCCTCATAAGATGAACCAACATTTCTATGGATATGAACAATTTGATATTTTTTCCAATAATTAGGGTCATTTACTTTAGGTTCAAAATCAATATCCACATAAAAATCATTAGGATACATATTTTGTAACATTACATGGGGGTCAACTGAGCGAAA